GACCCTTTCTATGGAAACGTAACCGTAGCTACAACAGCAGGTACTAGATGGTACGAACTCAAAGCTAGTAGCTCAAGCATCGCAGATGATTACGGTTCGATAGACTGGGATGATTTTTATTTAACCACAATTAACGTTAGTGGTGAATCAGCTCCTTTTGTCTCTAGAGGATTAAAGTTTTTAAACTTAGCTGATTGGAAAAGATATTACAGAGACAGTGAAAACGAAGATGATGCTAATACACAATCTTATGGAGAACCAAAGTTTGTTATTAAATCACCTGATGCAAGGAAGTTTGGATTAAGTCCAATACCTGATAAAGTATATAACATACACTTTTATGCATTTGACAAGCCTACAAAGCTTACAGCACACGGAGACACAGTTGTCTTCCCCGAACAATACACGAATGTCATAACTGCTAAGACAAGATATTATATTTGGCAGTTTAAAGAATCTCCACAACAAGCAGCTTTTGCTATGGATGATTATAAAAAAGCTATGAAGAGTATGAAATCTAATTTGATTAATCCTACTCCTCGTGCAATGACAGACGACAGAAGATACTTTTAATTTATGGCAGCATCACAACCTTATACAGTAGCCTGTACGGGTGGCTTAATAAAGTCTGCAAACTCTATAGACTTACTTAAAACACCGGGAGCAGCTAGAGAACTTCGTAACTTTGAAGTTTCTATCGAAGGTGGGTACAGACGTATTAATGGTTTTAGTAAGTTTGGTGCTGGTAGTTCTGCAATTCCCGGAGGAAGTGCTGGAACAATATTAGGTGTAATACCTTACGCTGATGGAGTGATTGCTTGTATTAGTGATGATATTTATTTTAGCTTAGACGGAACAAGTTGGTTACAAATAAATAAACTATCGCATAGTAGTGGTGATAACTACAGTACCTTTACAGGTAGAAGTGCTACAGCTAGAACTTCACAAGGACAAATAAGCTTTGCGTTGTTTACAAAAGCTGGAGAAGATTACGGAGAAATGGTTATAGCTGATGGAGCTAATCAACCATTTATCTTTAGAATGGAGGGTTCTGGAGCTTTAAGTACTAGAACTTATCATACTAAAGAAGTTACTGTGACAAGCACTAAGCACGTAACTCATATTACAGCCCATGACCATCACTTAATAGCTGCTGGTGTAGAAGACAACGAAAATACAGTCTACTACAGTGTGTATAACGATGCATCAGACTTCAGTGGAACTGGAGCAGGTTCAGTTACTATTTCAGATAAAGTTGTAGGAGTCAGAGGATTCCGTGAAGACTTATTTGTATTTTGTGAAAATAGTATTCACAAGCTTATAAATATTAACAATTCACAAACTGTTGCCATTGTACCTGTCGCAGAAAACGTAGGGTGTTTAAGTGGCTACAGTATTCAAGAGATAGGTGGTGACCTTATCTTCTTGGCACCAGACGGACTAAGAACAGTTGCTGGTACTGCAAGAATTGGAGACGTTGAGTTAGGAACCGTATCTAAACAGATACAGCCACTCATTACAGACCTTGCAGAAAATATTAACAATTATACAATTTCAAGTATTGTATTAAGAGAAAAGTCACAGTACAGATTATTTTATACAGATACCACTTTAGAAGAAAGTCAACAACGTGGTATCATAGGAACATTAAGACCAGATGGCTTTCAATGGTCAGAAATAAGAGGAATAGAAGTTACAGAGGTTGGCTCTGGATTTAATCAAAATGGTATTGAAAAGTATTATCATGGTTCTACTGCAGGTTACGTGTATAATCACGATACAGGTAATGACTTTGATGGTACTTCCATTTTAGCAAGATATGCTACACCCGATTATGACTATGGTGATTTAGGAACTTTAAAAACTTTACACTATCTCAAAGTCTCTTCAAGTGCTGAAGGTGTTGTAGAACCAGATGTCCAAGTTAGATTTGACTTTGGTAGTACAGATATACCACAGCCACCAGAACTATTTGATTTAGGTGTTATAAATCCTCCATCGTTATTTGGTGAAGCACTATTTGCTACCAACGTATTTGGAGGAGCTGAAAATCCTTTAACAAGAATCCCACTTTATGGTAGTGGACACAGTAACAATTTTACATTTATAAGTGATGATACTAAAGCACCTTATAAAATTAATGGTCTTTACGTAGACTTTATACCTTCAGGCAGGAGATAAACAAAGATGGCAATAACTAAAGTAACAAGTTCAGTTTTAGATGTAGATATACCAGCATTTAAAACTTTTGGAACATCTTCCATAATGATTGGAGATACAGACACAGGAACTATTAATGCAGCTAACTACAACACAGGTTTAGGTGTTGGTGTTTTTAATGCTTTAACAAGTGGTGATGAAAATGTAATGATTGGTTTTGCAGCAGGTCAAACTTTAACAACAGGAAGTCACAATATTGGAATAGGTGGAAATGCTGTAGATGACTGTAGTACAGGAAGTTTTAATGTAGGTGTTGGTACAGCTGCTTTAGGTGCAACCACAACAGCAAATTACAACGTAGGAGTTGGTTATGCAGCTTTAGATGCCAATACAACAGGAAATGAAAATGTAGGTGTAGGTGTAAATGCAATGGGCTCTAATAGCACAGGCACAGATAATGTTGGAATAGGCTCTAATTCTTTAGCTAATAATACCACTGCTGTAAATAATGTAGCAGTTGGAAGAAGTGCTTTGTATGCAAGTACCACGGGTGCTAGTAACACTGCGATAGGGTATGGAGCATTGATAGCTAATACGACAGCTAATAATAATACAGGTGTTGGAGCAGATTGTTTAGCAGCAAATACCACAGGTGCAGGTAATACTGCTGTGGGAACAGATGCAGGTAAAAATATAACCACAGGCTCAGAAAATGTTCAAATAGGATTTAATTGTAGATATGTTACTACAGGTTCATATAATACTGTTATAGGTGCTTACGCTGGAGTTTCTGGTGGAGATGCAACAAATCAGATAGTTTTAGGTAGAAACATTACAGGTGGAGGTAATAATACTTTTAAAGTTGGTTCAGGTGGCAATGCAGGAACATACAGTATTAATGGTTCTGCTACTTCTTGGTCGGCAAGTTCAGACGAAAGACTTAAAGAAAATATAACAAACTCTACTATAGGTTTAAACTTTATAAATGATTTAAGACCAGTTACCTATACATGGAAAGCTGAAAAAGATGTTCCGAATAATATGTCTTACTATAAAGAAGGTTCTAATGACCCATGTAGAGGATTTGGTACAACAAATTATGGGTTTGTAGCACAAGAAGTAAAAGCTGTTATAGATTCTCACAGCCTTGCAGATGGTCAAAATTTACATAGAGTAGATGATGATGGAACACAAGAATTAGCTCCTGCTGAATTAGTACCAATGCTTGTAAAAGCTATACAAGAACTTAAAACAAAAAATGATGCTTTAGAAGCACGAATCACAACACTAGAGGGATAGAATGGCAAATACAAAAATACCTAACGAATTACTAGAGCTAAGTGTAAAAACTTTTGGTACCTCATCTTTAATGATTGGGGATACAGACACAGGCACGATTGATGCAGCAAATCACAATGTTGGTTTAGGTGTGGATGTTTTTGCAGCTTTAACTACTGGTGACGGAAATGTTGCTGTTGGAACAGATTCTTTAACAGCTTGTACAACAGGCTCTCAAAATACCGCTATTGGCTCAGGAGAAAATGGAGTATCTGTTGGTTCTCTAGGTGCTTTAACAACAGCAAGTAATAATGTTGCAGTAGGTTTTGAATCAGCCATAGGTTTAACTACTGGTACTCAGAATGTATTTATGGGTTCAAGAGTAGCAGCAGGTGCAACTATAACAGGCGATGAAAATGTTGGAATAGGATATGCTGCTTTAAGTGCTTTAACAAGTGGCTCAGGAAATGTTGCAGTAGGTAGAACAGCATTAGATGCTAATACAACAGCTTCAAACTGTACAGCTATTGGCATATCAGCACTTACCGCAAACACAACTGGTGAAAATAATACAGCAGTTGGCTCACAAGCATTAGCAGCCAATACAACTGCTGCAGGAAATGTAGCTGTAGGACACGCAGCAGGTTTTGCAAATACTACAGGAGCTAATAACACCGCAGTCGGCAAATCAGCAATGATTTCAAACACCACAGCAGACCACAATACAGCAGTTGGAAAAAGTTCTTTATCAGCAAATACAACAGGCACACAAAATACTGCTCTTGGTTCTTCTGCTGGTAGAAGTTGCACAACTGGTGTTAACAATGTGGCTATAGGTTACGCATCTTTAGATGGTGCTACAACAGCACATAATAATGTGTCAATTGGTCGTTATGCGATGATATTTAACACAACTGGTTCTACCAATGTGGCGATAGGCTCTAATGCAATGTATGCAAACACCACAGGTAATTACAACACAGCTATTGGTTATGCTGCCCTTGATGCTAATACCACAGGTTATTCAAACACAGCACTTGGTTATGGTGCAGCAGGTGCAGTAACTACTGCATACGATAACGTAGCGATTGGTCAATCTGCTTTGGCAACAGCCACGACTGGTTATTCAAATGTATGTGTTGGTAGAAGTTCAGGTGTAATAATGACAAGCGGATTAAATAATGTTTGTGTTGGTTTTAACTCTGGAGACAAAATTACAAGTGGATTAGCAAATGTATGTATTGGTTCATTTGCTGACGTAACAGGTGGTACACAAAACTATGCCAATGCTATTGGTTACAATGTACAGGGTGCAGGTGGTTATACAACTGTGGGTGAAAGCGGTAATGATATTAGAGCAGCACATGGTACAGCAAGTTGGGCAACTGTTTCAGACGAAAGAGTTAAAAAAGATATTGAGGATTCAACAGCAGGACTAAGTTTTATTCAAGACCTTAAACCTAGAACATTTAACTTTAAAGCTAAAGGAGATTTACCAAGCGAATTTCATGGTTATGAAGAAGGCTCTACAGAGGTTTATAAAAATTCAAATATTAATCATGGTTTTATAGCTCAAGAAGTTAAAGAAGCTATAGACAATCATCCTGAAATAAAAGACGGTTTTAAAATGTGGGATGTAAGAGACACTGGACAACAAGAAGTGGCAGAAGCAGCATTGATACCAGTGCTTGTAAAAGCTATACAAGAACTTTCAGCAGAAGTTGAAAAATTAAAATCATAACTAGGAGAATAAAATGACAACAGTATCAGAAGTACTAACAGCAGCAACAGATAGCGTAATGGTTATCAATGATATTAACACTAAAGGTGCTAATTCAATATACGCAGGAGCAATGATTAATCCAGAAGGAGGTGTTATAGCTTCTACATGGACTCAAGCAGAGATAAATGAAACCGTACAACGTAACGTTGACCACATCGAACTTATCTTGGCTTATACAGAGCCAGATGTAGCAGGAGACTCAGCAGATAAGTCTAGCTATACAACAGCAGTTACTACAGGAAAAACTTATATCACAGATAATTCCTAAAAACAAAACACACGGAGAATAAATAATGGCAAGTTACACTAGACAAAGTTCGTTTGCAGACGGTGATACAATCACTGCTGCTTTATTTAATAACGAATTTAACCAACTTGTAAACGCTTTTCACAACTCTACAGGGCACAAACACGATGGCACAACAGCCGAAGGACCTGTTATAGGGTTGATTGGAGATGCAGGAGAAACTTCTCCGAACAATAAGGTTTTAATTGATACAACAAATAACTACATTGAGTTTTATGTAGAAGTATCTTCATCACCTGTACAACAGCTATACATAGCCGATGGTGCTATTGTACCTGTTACAGACAGTGATGTTGACTTAGGTACAAGCTCATTGTACTTTAAAGATGCTTATATAGATTCTATCACTACTACAGGTAATGTAGCAGTTGGTGGTAATCTTACAGTTACAGGTACAACAACTTTTAACGGTGGTACAATCACTATGGGTGATGCAGCTACTGACAATGTTGTATTTGGTGCTGATGTTGATTCTAACATTATTCCTGATGATGATAATACTTATGACTTAGGTAGCTCTTCACAACAATGGAAAGATATTTATATTGATGGTGTAGCTTACTTAGATGCAATAGACTTTAACGGAACAACAATTACAGCAACTGCAGCAGAACTAAATATATTAGATGGAGTAACATCCACTGCTGCTGAATTAAATATATTAGATGGTGTAACATCTACAGCAGCCGAACTTAATATTTTAGACGGAGTTACTTCAACTGCTGCAGAATTAAATATCCTTGATGGTGTTACAAGTACAACAGCCGAATTAAACTTACTAGATGGTGTAACATCTACTACAGCAGAACTCAACATACTTGATGGAGTCACAGCTACAGCAGCAGAGATAAATGCTCTTGATGGTATTACATCAACAGTTGCAGAATTAAACATCTTAGACGGTGTCACAGCTAGTGCAACAGATATAAATCTAATAGATGGTATAACCAACGGAACAGTTATAGCAAGTAAAGCTATTATCACAGATGCTAATAAAGATATTAGTGGTGGTAGAAATATTACAATCTCTGGAGAACTTGATGCAGCCACACTTGATATTTCAGGTGATGCAGACATTGATGGAACTTTAGAAGCTGATGCAATTACTATTGCTGGTGTTACACTAGCAGAAACCATTAGTGATACTGTAGGAGCTATGGTTAGCTCTAATACTGAAACAGGTATATCTGTAACTTACGATGATTCAGATAATACATTAGACTTTGTAATTGGTTCAGGAGTTATTACTAATGCAATGTTAGCAGGTTCTATTGCTAATAGTAAATTATCAAATTCAAGTATAACAGTTAGTGATGGTTCAAATACTACTTCTATTTCATTGGGTGGTACATTAACATTCTCTGGAACTTCTAACGAAGTAGAAGTAGCAGAAAGTTCAGGTACAGTAACAATAGGTTTACCAGCAGCTACACAAATAACAACTTCATTAGGAATCGGTGGTGGCTCTACAAACGGAGTACAGATTTCTCAAGGTGCTATTGCAATTAAAAATGGTGGTACACAATCTTATGTAGATTTTTATTGTGAGTCTTCAAATGCTCATTATGCAAGATTACAAGCTCCTGCTCATAGTGCATTTAGTGGTAATATAACTGCAACACTACCTGCAACCACAGGTACCATAGCTTTAACATCAAGTGATATTACAGGTAATGCAGCAACAGCTACAGCTTTAGCAACAGCAAGAACAATACACGGAGTATCTTTTGACGGTACAGCTAATATAGATTTATCAGAAGTAGTACAAGATACAGTCGGTGCTATGTTCTCAAGTAATACTGAAACAGGTATAGCAGCCACATATGAAGATGGTGATGGTACAATAGATTTAGTAATAGGTAATGATGTCATAGTAAACTCTATGATAGCAGACGATGCAGTTGCTAATGCTCAAATAGCAGACGATGCTATTGATTCTGCTCAGATTGCAGATGGAGCTATTGATACAGCACACATTGCTAATGACCAAGTTACAGGAGATAAGTTAGCTAATGATATTACAATAGCAAATAACTTAACTGTTGCAGGTAACTTAGCAGTTACTGGTACAACTACACAAACAGGTTCAGTGGTTAGTGATTCTAACTTTACAGGCTTGTTAGATGAAAACACAGGTAACGCTAGTGACTTTGGTTTTTATGGTAAGTATGTAGAATCAAGTACTACTAAGTATGCTGGATTATTTTATGATGCATCGACTGATAATACATTTAGATTATTTACTGATACACAAACAGTTCCCGGCACTACTGTAAATACAGGTGCTACAGGATATGCTGCTGCTGACTTAATAGCTGCAGGTATTACAGGTACAACAGCTACATTCTCTGGAGACTTAAATGTTGATAGTGGTGTATTGTTTGCAGATGTAAGCACAAATAGAATCGGTATCAATGAAACAACCCCAACAGTTTCTATAGATGCAGGTTCTAATACAGATGCTATATTAGTACCTAAAGGTACAACAGCACAAAGACCAACTGCAGAAGCAGGACAGTTTAGATATAATACAACTACATCACAGTTTGAAGGTTATACAAGTGAATGGGGTGCTTTAGCTGGTTCAGGTGGTAGTGGTGGAAGTTCATCATCATTTGTAAGAGATGAGTTTACAGGTGATGGTAGTACAACAGCCTTTACATTATCTAAATCTATTTCTGCAAACAACGAAGACAGATTAATAATATTTAACGAAGGTGTATTCCAAAGACAAGATGCTTACACTTTATCAGGTACTACATTAACATTTGATACAGCCCCTGCTAACGGTAACAAAGTTGTTGCTTACATTATGGAAGTTGGAGTTGTTGGTGCAGACCCAACAATAGACACAATGACTGGTGATGGTTCAGATACTACACTAGCTTTAAGTGTTACACCTTCACATGAAAATGCAACCTTTGTAACTATAGATGGTGTATTTCAACACAAAGATACTTATTCAGTTTCTGGTAGCACACTAACATTTAGTGCTGCTCCTCCATCAGGAACTAAAGTAGAATGTACAACATTTACAACTACCACACTTACAAATGTTACAATAGTTCAAGATGCTGATAACGACACTAAAATACAAGTAGAAGAAAGCTCAGACGAAGATAAAATCAGATTCGATACTGCTGGTAGTGAGAGAATGGTTATTGATAATTCTGGAAATGTAGGGATTTCAACTACTAGTCCCGGTGGAATATTAGATATAGTAAAATCTAACAGTGGAGCAACTTTGCTATCAAGACTTTGGAACTCCGAAGATTCTAATGCAGCATCAAATGCAGAATTTAGAATTGTATCTGGAAACGCTGCAACACCAATATTAACATTTGGCGATAGTGGTGCTGTTAGGCATTCAATATCAGTAGATTCCTCAGATAATGTATTATTTAAACATGCTGGTTCAACAGAACGATTAAGGATAGATAGCAGTGGAAATACATTATTGCAAACTGGTGGTGCAGCACTGCAATGGCAAAATGGCTATCAAACTATAACTGGTGCTGCTGATTCCAATGATTTAACTTACAGAACATATCAAAATCATATTTGGAAAAATGGTACAGGAGCAAGTTCTACTACTGATGGCACAGAACGTATGAAGCTTACTAGTGCTGGAGATTTACAACTTGGAAATGTTTTACAAGGAGATACAGCACTGAATGTTACAGAAACAACTGCTAATCAATGGACGGCTGCTTTTTACAATAATACTAGTACTCCATATGGTCCACTAATAGCATTTACTGGTGCTGCACCAAACGATAGTACTAAAAAATTCTTACAAATGAGTGATACGTCAACAGTAAGAGCTATTTTTTACTCTAATGGTGGACTGGCAAATTATCAATCCAATAACTCCAACTTATCTGATAGTCGTGAAAAGAAAAACATTGTAGATGCAGATGCAGCTTGGGATGATGTCAAAGCTTGGGAGATTAAAAAATTCCATTACAACGAAGAAAGTGACTCAGACCCTAAAAGACTTGGTGTTATTGCTCAAGACCTTGAAACTAATAATCCAGAACTTATTTCAAACTTTCAAAAACAATCAGCAGCAGATGAGGTTCTTTGGACTGCAGAAGATGAGCTTCCAGAAGGTGTTTCAGTTGGGGATGTGAAAACAGCAGCA